GGTCTGCATTAGGGTCTGTATTAGGATCTGCATTTGAGTTACCAACTTGCTGATTACCCGCCATAGACTTACCTTTTCCTTTTTGATATATTATAGAATCACCATCTTGTTTTATTGCACCAGTAAAACTATCCTCTAAGCCTTGTGATTTAATAAATTCCCAAGCCTGTTCCAATTCATCTTGTGTTGCACTCCCTATTTCAACTTCACCATTACCTGTATCAATCTTATATTTCTGCCAATTAGGAGCTTTTAATAACTTATAAAAATAATCCTTTAAAGTATTTTCTCTTTCTGCGGCTTTTTCTTTTGCGCCCTTAATAAGTCCAAATAAAGCCTCATTCAATTCATCATTATTTGAATTTATTTTTTTATCTAAAGACTCAAAGATGTTTTGAGCTCTTCTTTTTTGACCTTCGTATTCTGTAAAAAAATCTAAGTTATTCATTAGAGAAAGTGTTTTTCAATAAATAGACTGATTTTTATAAAAATTACCTTTTCTTAGACGAACTCTTAGCTTTTGCCATTTCTTTTCTTTCATATTCTCTCTGCTTTTCAAGTTCTTCACTTATTCTGTTTATAAACCATCTTCTCTCAGTAACTGGCATTCGCTTAGCATCTTCAATTGTAATAGACTTTCCATAGTATGTTAATAGGAATATTTCTTCCAATACATTGTTTCTATAGCTAGCTGGTAATTTTAATAAATCAAAAGTGTTTCCCCCAAAATCATATAATGTTGTTTTATCACAATATTCACACTCGTAATAATATTTTGTATCAACACCAGGAGTATTTTCTTTTACTGCATTTCTAAGCTCTCTAGACTCCAAAAGCCTCAGCATCCTTACAGCGTTTAATATTCTATTCGGATTTCTTTCGCCATTAAACTCTTTAATGTAAATAGCAAGCTCTTCTAGTGGCTTCTTATCCTTTTTATTCAATAAGGCAATTTCATCCTTAAAAGTTATAGGCTTTATCTTTAAACTTATCTTACCATTTGCAATATCAACAGGAATTTCACCATTTACATCCACACCATCTTTCACTGATTTCATCTTAAAGGTTGTTAGCGGTATGGTGGCTTTTTCTACTTTTTGACAATGCTCACACTTTAAATCAAGCTCTATATTGTTTCCGTATGAGAATGATCTAAGTGCCAAAGCCATTGCTTGAACATCGCCTGTCAAAAGTTCATCAATGGTAATATCAGTATTGCATATCAAGTTTTCAAAAGCAACCTCATATGCAATACCATTTTCAACAAGCATTTCACTTGTCAATAGGTTTTCCTCAATATAAGTTAAGTATCCGATGAGAATATAGCTATTCTTATTTTCATAAAAAAAGCCTTTTGAAGGAAGGTTTAACATCTCAAAAGGCTTTTCTAATTTTTTATTATCTTTTTTAAGCTTCTCAGTAAATTGTTCTATATTTTCTAAGAGATGTCTATGCTCACCTTTAAAAACCTCAAATTCTTCTTTTAACTTACTTATATTTTTTATTAAATCTGTATCTTTATTTTCCTCAGACATTAAACATCTGCATCAGGGTAAAACAATTTGCTCGTAATTGGAACATCACGCTCTTGCAAGTGTCCGCAATGTGAACATTCAAACTCATAATTCAAGTCAATACCTGGCTCAAGCTGTCTATTGTATTCTCTAAAGAACAAAGAATCTTTTGTTGGCATTGCAGAAATAAACTTATTGATATATGTTTTATCTCTATTGCCATTTACTTCCATAATCTGAAGAAGGTATCTTTCTGTAATCAATCTGCTTACCCTAGAGTTTCCAGCTTTCTTTTCCATTGCCTTACTAAGTCTCTTTTCATCAGATCCTCTCAAAAGCCTGAATTTGATGTTTATTTTTGTTACAGGAAGGGTTACTGAATAAAATCCTTCTGAATCTGGAATTTCAGTAATATCTCTAGATTTCAATAAACTCAAATCCACAGTTGGCTCAAATTCATTTGAACAAGATTCACATGTAATTTTACCTGGCTTATAATCATCGCCCAAACCTGTTCTTCTGGCTTCAATAAGAACATAATTTCTATCCCCTGATAACATATCATCAGGCCTCAAATCTTTATCTTTAATTACAGCTTCCAATAGCACGTCAAGAACTTTTCCGCTCTTAATCAAATCTGAAGAGAAAAGAATGTTATCTTCCTCAGCAGTCATGTACTTAATTTCAACTGTAGACTTTCTATTTGGATAAAACAATCCTTTAGAAGGAAGGTCAATTGTTTCTGTTGGAATAACAAAGTCGTCATTGTTTACAAATTCTTCAGGAATATTATACTCCTGTGCAATCACCTTTTTCTCATCTGATGTTGGCGTATTTCTATTCAAATTATTGCCAACGGTGATTTTTTCATTTTCTTCCATAGATATCTATTTTAATTTTTAGATAAATATAGAACGAAAAAAAAATAAAGTAAATAGAAAATTTAGATTGCAGAACCTAAAGATGGAAGTACTGATGATTTTGATTCTCCGCCTTTTTGTGACTTCATCATTTCCAATTCTTTTTTCTCAAGCTCCTTTGCCATTTCTTCGTAATCTTTCCTAGTCTTTTTTATCTTATCTAAGCTTTTTTCTTTGGCGTCTAAAATCTTATCTTCCGCAGGAACTTCAGCGTTTTTAGCCGCTCTTTCTGGATTTATATATGCTTTACCGTCTACCTTTATTGATGTTGGTGAACTACTTCTGGCTTGTTTTTTTACATTTAAAAGTTTGTTTCCAGTTTTTACATCAGACTCCGCTTCATCCTCTAGATTTGTTAGGTATTCCACTGTATCAGCAACTTGTTTTTGCATATCCTTTATAGCGTCTCCCGCAGGATTAGCCATATCAGCTTCAAATAATTTTTCCACCTGTTCTCTTATAATATGTCTTAAACTTCTTTTCATAAACCTATTTGTTTTTTTATGCTATTTTTTACTTCTTCGTATTTGTTTGCCAAATCACTTTCCCAAACTCTAGTTAACTTATAACCTCTTCCATTGGCAAGAGTATCTTTAAACTCATCATTTTTCACATTTCTCTTTTGCATCGAGTTCAAATTTCCTTCTGTATACACTTCAGGATTTGCGTGAAAATAATCTCCATCAACTTCAATCAATAAATTCGCTTGAGGAACATAAAAGTCATAAATCTTAAATCCAACAACTTTTTGTGGCTCAAACTCAACTTTTAACTCTTCCAAAATTTGATTCATTTCCCTCTCTGGTTTTGTCATTGTTTTTGACATCTTAGAGGCTTTCTTTTTCAAATTTTGACCTGACCCTAAAGGATTTCTAGCTTGTTTCTTTGCTTTATTTAACTCCTTATTTGCCGCCTTCTTAAAATTTATCTTTTTCATCAAAAATTCTTCTATTAATAAATATTCATTTTTTTACTAAAATTCTCATAAAATATGGGGAATAAAAAAGTTTTATGAATATGTATAAGAACAGAATTGAATTTTTGAAACAACTGGATTACGTTTGTCTTTTAAAACCCAATAAAATGAAAAACTTTTAAAAATTTTTTTTATGAGCGAGCAACCTATAGATTTCTATCTAAATCAACATTGCATTGAAATTGTTGATAAGCTAGAGAATATTAGTCACAAACTGCATAAGATTGCAAGTGAGTTTAAAAAAGCGGAAATTATTCTAGAGGAAGACAGAAAAGCAGAAATGTTTCAAAAAATAAAAATAGATGCCAGGATTAGAAAGTAATAACGGTTGGAACGAATGGTCCAAATATGTTCTAAAAGAATTAGAAAAACTTGGGGAAATATGCGATTCTTTAGCTGACGAAATTAACGGGCTAAATGTTGAGCTAACTAAAATCTCTGGGATCAAGCACGCTATTAACGACCTTAAAGAGTGGAAAACAAGCGTAGAAGAAGCTACAAACCTTAATGACTTACAAAGTCTAAAATCATTTTACATAAACAACAAAGACATTAAGGATTCTATAGACTCTATAAAAGAAACACTTAAAAAATACGAAGAGCAAATAGAAGACTATAAGAAATTTAAAACAAAAGTATATGCTATTGCTGGTGTTTTATCTTTTTTATTAGCAACTGGCTTGACTATTATGAGAATATTTTATTAACCTCTCATCTTTTCCCTCGCCAAAGCATCTACTTTCTTAGCAAAAGGATTTGACCTACGTTTAACCTTTTTAAGGTTGATATTATATTGAGTTTTCTGCTCAATTAATATATTCCAATAATCCTGATTTACCACATCTTCTCCTTTAGAGTTTTTCCAACCATTCTTTTTCCACTTATCGATCCACCCATCCTCAAATGCATTTACGATATATGCACTATCACAATGTATAACTAATGAGTTATCAGCGGCATTAAAAAAACCTCTATTTGATAACGCTTGGACTGATTTTATAATAGCCAACATCTCTGCTCTATTATTTGTTGTGTTCAATTCGGAATCAGACTCTGAAAAAACAATCACTCCATCAATATCTGTCACCATAAAAGCCCATCCGCCATTCGTGTTGGCAGATGAAGCAGTGCCTTGATTACAAGACCCATCTGTGTATACATTATAAATCATATTTCAACTCTCTTAAATTGTGTATTTCTTGCAAAATTAATAAACCCACCATCATTCTTTTCGAACTTTGCAACATAAACTCCATTATCCATTAATTCTGGCTTAATTTTTTTAGCTAGTGGATCAAATACCCTCAATGTCGTACTATTAATACCATCTCCAACACGAAGTGTTAAATATTCTTTTCCCGCTTTTGAAAGCATCGTCTTAAACTCTTCCAACACAAAGAAATACCAACCTTCATCTTCGAAGTTTATTACATTATCAATAGGCTTCTTGGCTTTTCCGTTTATGACTGTCTTAATCTTCATCATAAAGCTAATTTTTTCCAAATCGAAATTACAAACCTCTATAAACTCTTCTCTTTTTTGAGCATCTGTTGTCTTTAGATGGTGACCTATATCATCTGTTTTGATATCAAATTCCTTGGAACTCATATCAAAAAGAGACATCTGATTCGCCACTACAACTTTTTTCTTTTTCTTCTCTCTTAAAGCTATAAGATATTCTCTAGATTCAGACCAATCATCAAAAACGCCTGCCTTAATACAAGATTCAAATGCTTTTTTATTAAATTTTGAGAAAGGCAAATCATAAAACTCAGATACGCTTATATTTTGTAGGTTTTTATTTTTTTGACCCATTAAAGCGTTCAATTCCTGATAAGCTATATCCCCAAGACCATTTATCCCTGAAAACCCCATAGATATCTCTTTATCTCCTGTCATAGTCCAAGTCCAACCAGATTTTCTAGACGGAGGAGAAATTACAATACCTTTAGACATTGCTGAAGCAATTGCCGCTGCCAACCAAGCCTGCTCCTTTTCTTTACCACCACTAGTTTTGGGGTGATTTAACAAAGCAGTATAAAACTCCGTTGGGTAATAATGTTTTAGATAAAGAGTTTGCATAGCAAGATATGCATATGCCGTTGAGTGAGACTTGTTGAATGAATAACCTAAGTATTTAATTACCCAATCTTTAATAATATCAACCTCATCAGCTTTATATCCATTTTTTACGGCACCCTCAATAAATTTGTTCCAATATTTTTCAAACTCCACATAATTATCGCTCTCTTTTTTATTAAGAGTTTCACCTGCAGATTTTTTCATAATTGCAGAACTTGCCTTATCCATATACCTACGAAGCATATCTCCTTCCCCTAAGCTCATTCCGCCAATCTTATTAGCTAAGAACATTAACTGCTCCTGATAAATCAATACGCCGTTTGTTTCGCTCAATATTGTTTCAAGAGCTGGGTGAACATATTTAATGTTCTCAGAATTAAACTTGTTCTTAATAAACTCTTCATGAGCACCAATACCCATAGGCCCAGGTCTATATAATGCATTGGCCGCTGTAAGCTCAGAAAAACTTTCTGTTGCCATACCTCTAATCAAAGCATTCATCCCAGGGCTTTCAAACTGAAATATACCATGATTCATTCCTAGTCTTAGCTCAATAAATAGATTTTCATCATTCAGCTTTACGTTTCTAACTTTATCAGTTATATCGTAGCCATGCTTTTCTTTTACAATCTTTATCGTATCTTCTATTACGTTAAGCGTTTCAAGTTTTAACCTATCTAACTTTAATATGTTTAATTCAGACAAATCCTTACCACTCTTATCTGCTTCTTGGAATGCTGTTACAATACTTTTGTTTGATGCGATGATATTTGTCGGCAAATATTCCCAACAAGGACCTGGCGTAATAACGATACCTGCTGCGTGCTGACCAATACCTCTAATCTGACCCTGCAACTTAAGTGTTTGGTCTAATATTTTTCTATTGTTTTTATCAGTAAGCCATCTTCTCACTCTATCTGAACACGCAGGATCATTTGGCCATCTCTCAAACCAATCACCCAATGAATATTCAACCTTGTCAAAATTTGGCATTTCTTTGGTTACAGCATGAACATCAGATTCGAAACCTGTTTCCTCATCACCGAAATGAGCCCTAACAACATCTTTCAAACAACCTTTTTCGTTAAAGGTTGAGAAAGTGGAAACACTTAAAACACGATTCTTTCCATATTTCTCACGCAGGAAGTTATTTGTAACATCATCAGTTCCTGTCATAAAATCCACGTCGATATCTGGCAAGCCCTTACGAGTTGGATTCAAGAATCTTTCAAAATATAAATCAAATCGTATAGGATCAATATCTGTAATTTCTAGACACCAAGAAAGTAAACACCCACCTGCAGAACCTCTAGAAGGACCGATATTATAACCCTTCTTTCTATAGTCTCTAATCAACTCCCAATAAACCAAAAAGTAATCAAGTGTATTTTTTTCCTTAATTACTTCTAATTCGTAGACCAATCTATCATGATATTCTTGTTCTTTTTCTGGAGTGATTTCAACAAGATTATTTTCTCGATACTTATTTAACTTTTGCTTTAACTTGCCAAATGCAAGCCTTGTGATTATCTCTTCGTTGTTATCTGTTTTGAAATAATCTAATACATCAGTAGTCACTTCATATCTAGGATATTTTTCAGTCTTCGTGTCAAATTCATAATTTAACTTCTCTGCAACTTTTAACGTGTTATCCAAACACATATCCACAAAAGACTCTGGATAATTAAAACCAAATTGTTTGTTGAAAATATGAAAATCATCAACATTAGCATAGTAAAGATTTCTCGTACTAAGCTTAAAAGAATTTCCTAGCTTGGACTTTTGATTTATTGCAATAAGAGTGTCTTGCAATTCAGCATCTTCTTTAAATGCATAATGAACATCATTTGTAAGTATAGGCATTAAACTATACTTTTTTATCATCTTCAAAAGCCAACTATTGTAAATTTTTTGACCTTCATATTCATTAAATTGCAATTCGGCAACCAAATTATCTCCAAACTCCCTCATAAGACCTTTTAGATATTCTTCAGCTTCAGTCTCTTTGCCTTCTTGAACCATTTTAGACATATAGCTAACAGCACAAGATGTTGTCAAAAACAAACCTTGTTTATGTTCAAATAACCAATCTGTCTTAATCCTACCTCTCTTATAAAAACCTTCATCATAAGAACGATATGCCAATTTATTAATGTTGACAAAACCTTCTTGATTCATTACAAATATGGATTGATGAGACTTTCCACCCTCATATTTTTTCTCCTCAAATTCACCCTGCCTATCGTTCACGTAGGCTTCCATACCCATAATGGATTTTATACCTCCAGCTTTACATTTTTTGAAAAGCTCATAAGTACCCGAAAGCGTACCGTGATCGGTAACAGCAATTGCGGGATGATTATACTCCTTAGCTAGTTTTACATAATTATCAATACTTCCACAACCATCCAATATAGAATGGAAAGTGTGAAGATGAAGATGAACCATTGGTCTTTTTCTTCTATCTTCTTCTGTTATAATGTTTTTTAATTCATACTTTCGTTCTTCGAAAGTATCCATTGCCTTATGTAAATTCTCTTTTGCTACCCCCGTTAAATCATCATGATATGTATGTTGTTTACCGCAATTGCAATTTTTATTATTACAAATTTCATTCATACGTACAAATATACAAAAAAAAAGTGACTAAGAATAGTCACCTTTGTAATCTTGTTTTGTTTTTAATATTTTTTTTGCCATTGTCGGTATCAACTCCTTTCGTAGATACCTTAATTTTCTTCTAGCTGAAGTACTCCTAGTCTCTACTTTTTTAGGCCCTAGCAAAACATTTATGTCTTTTTCTATTTCCTCAATAACAGCCTTTAGCTCAGCTAAATCTTTCTTTATCTTGTAGGTGTCGTTTATATTTAACCAACCTGGATATTTTTCCATTACTCATCTATTTTATCTTCAGAAATATCTTCAGAAGTTTCAATAGAATCTTCCTCTATTATATTTTCTTCATTTAATTCAACTTCCTCTACAAATTCTTCGCTAATTATGTCAGCCTTATCAACATCAAAACCAGAAACTTTATTTCCATTCATCATTTCTTCTAAGTGCTTAAACATACTATTAGTTCTGTCTATTACCATTCCGCTTCTTTCGAATAAATTATTCTTAGCTTTACTTTCTTGGAACTTTTTCTCACTCTCTTCTCTTTCTTCTTTTTTTGTATCGTCCAAACTAGCCTGAATATTCTCAATCATTTTTTCGATTTTGTAATTCAGCTTTTTATTCTTATGTAATAACTTATTTTCTTTTTCTTCTCTTTCTGACAATGTTGGTGCATCTGATGTGTCACCTAATAAATCTGACAATAAATCATCAGTATCTCTGTCAGATTCAGCCAATACTCTTTTAATAGCTCTCACTCTATTCTCAGCCAAAGGAGCTTCAGGTGCTCCACCAGCCTCAGGCTCAGGAGCTCCACCAGCTTCAGCGCCACCGCCACCACCAGCTTCCATTCCGCCTAATTGGCTACCAAGCTCAAGATTACCCATTCCTCCTGCGGCTCCACCGCCACCGCCTCCTGCCGCAGACTCTTCACCTGTAGAAGCTGCACCTGCAGGTGCTGCACCTGGAAGTTCGTATCTATCATCAAGCTCTTTAAATAATCCAATTTTCTTGTAAGTTTCAACCGAAGCGTCAATTTCAGCAAATATTTTCTTCTCAACCTTTTTCTGTTTCAATATAAGCTTAATCTCTGCTTTAGAGAAACCAAGAATATTTTCCATAGCCCATGTATAAGAAACCGCAGAATTAGATTCAGATGAATACATCTCCTTAAACACTTCCATTCTCGCTTTCATTGTTTCCAATTTCAACAATTCTTGTTGAGTAGATGGATTTGTAAGCGTTAATGTAAAGTTATCAATTTCATCTTTAAGACCTGAGAAGAAAAGATGAATATTAGCTATTCTTCTAAGTTCCAACAATACAACTTCTTGGATTGAATTGATTGTTCTAGCAAATCTCAAATCTGCCTGCGAAAGCGTTGATCCTCCTGGTAAGTTTTCAGCATAATTTAAATATGCCTTAGGAACTTGCAATGAAGCAAATAATTTATTTTGAAGATATTCAATATCTTGGATGTCTCCCATATTTGAAGCCCCTGGCAATGTATCAATCTTAGAAGATTTATCACCCCTAATAGGAATGAAGTAATCCTCGGTGATGTTCATTGGGTCATACTTCAAATTATATTGACCATTTCTTGAATCAACTACAGGTTGTTTCTTGATTTGGTTTTGGATTTTCATAATATAACCCTGTACATCTTGGTCACCCAAGTTACCAACTTCAATATAAAACACTCTTCTTTCTGGTGCTCTAGTAATACGATAAACAAGCATCGAATCCTCTGCTAATTGTAATTGCTTCCAAAGTTTTCTAGCAGGATCTAATATCGAACGACCATAAGGTAGTTTTTTTGTATCCTCCAACATTCTAAAGTGTGCAACTTGCCAATCCTCAAAATACATACCCATTGTCTCCCAACGGAATCTTACACTTTCAGGATTACCATCATATGCCTCTTCTCTGTGGATTTCCTCTACTGGTAAAGAAAGAAAGTTATAAATACCTTCTGATTTATCAATTTCTAAGAATACAAAATAATCACCATATTTAATTAAATCACGAATCCAAAGTTTAAGGTTGTAGTCTACGTTAATTCTATTTCCAAATAAATCTTTTAATATTTCTTTTACTCTAGAATTTTCCGAATAAATATCAAGAATATTACCTTTCTCACTTCTAGTTAAGCATTCATCTCTAATGATATTAAGTGCTGCTGCAATTTCAGGCGACATATCCATCGCTCTAAAATCTTGGTATGCACTAATTCTATCTGTGTCAAAATATATCGATCTCGTGTAAAGGTTGTGTGCTATTTTATTAACCTGCCAATCCAAGAATTGTTGTTGCATTTCTTCAACTGGATTAGCACTGCCACTGATTAAACCATCTGATTTATTTGGAGTAAACTGAGCAGAAGCAGACATGGTAGGAGTTTTCTTTTTACCTCCATTTATTGCATCTACAACTCCTTGGAATATACTTTGCGGTTTTTTATCTTCAGCCATTTTTTGTATTTTTTTAAATATAAGTTATTATGTTATAAAAATCAATTTTTTACGGTTTTAGAAGCCAATCTAAATCATCGTCATCCGATTGCGTAAAGGATGAGCCCAAAAATAAACCACTACCACCATCAGGAACATCAATATCTTTTCTACCACCATTTCCATTGTGTTCTATTTTACCCATCATATTGTTTGAATTGAAAGATATAGCACTAAGCATTGATTTATACAGACCATCTGTTGCGATAATATTATTGTACTCATTATCTCTAACATATAATGCCAATCCTAATCCAAATATCAAGTCATCATTAAACCCTGGCTCATGCTGAGGCTTGTTGTTAACCATAACAAATGTTGAAAACTCAGAAGTAAGCCTTGGAGAATGAAGAATTAAAGAATTCTCTCTCATATGCTGTATAATAGAAGCAACAACAAGCGGTCTTGTTTTCATTGTAGTTTGGAATCCAGGTATTTCAGTTCCCTCATTTACTTTGTAATCGTAAGGTCTAACGTGAATGTCTTGAACATTTTTAGAGAAGAACATTCTCTTATATTGTAAATGATCTCTTAAGGTAAGAGCTACGTGTAAACCAAAAGAGTTACACTCCACAACTAGATATGCATTATTATATATTCTTCCAACCCAATCTATTAAATACGGAAATAAATCCACTCCAATCTTATCTCTATATTCCGCAACCTGTTCTAATGTGTCCGCATCCAATACTTGAATTGTGGAATAATCTTTCCCGTCACCACGAGCGACGTCAGCCCCTATAATATAGTTTCTCCCCTCTTCAGGTCTTTTCCATACATGGAAAGCGGTTTCATCTATAATAAAACTTCCTGACTCAGGTGTTCCTTTAAGATTGAAGTCATATTTAATGTAGAAGTTTGGCTTTTGACCTCTTACTCTTTTTTCGTATTTATCGATTAATTGTTGTTCAATAACAAGATATTTAGATCCCTCAAATGATAAGTCAAGCTCTTGTGCAATCTTAACACTATCATAATTCATCCTTCTACATTGTTCTTCATACCAAGGACTCCAAGGGAATTCTTCTCCGTTTACATTTTTGTTTATTTGCAATCCGACAGATGATTGAGGATTTTCAGTCCAGTGAACTGTAAGTGGTACGAAGTCATTTTCTTTTTTCGTTCCACCAACCCAAGTCTTGTGATATAAATTACCTGTACCATTTGGCGTGGAAATCATAATACACTTACCTTTTGTAGCTGAAAGCGCCATACCTGCCGCCATCCAAATTGCTTCAGCATCTTTAATGAAGGCTGTCTCATCCAAGACAAGCATTGTTAATGAATCACCACGACCTGCATCTGGAGATGAAGCTTTTGCTTGAACCCATGATCCATTAGAAAAAACTAATTTTCTTTTATTATTTAGAAGTATTGATTCTGGCTGAAGCCACTGAGGTGTATTTGTTATGAATTGCTTAACAGTCTCTAAGAATCTTTCAGCACCGTTTCCATCATTGGCAACAATAAGAATTCTTTCATCGTATCTAAACATCAATCTCCAAGCTACATACCCTGCGGTAATTACAGATAAACCAGTATTGTGAGTAAGTAATCCGTCTATAAAGAAATTTTCATTTTTACTTACAGAAATGTCGTAACACTTTTTAACTACAGTTTTTTCAATCTTTTTAATAATTGGATTGTCTTTTACATTATGCTTATAACTATCACAAATATCGTGGTGTTCTTGTGTTATCTTATCAAATATTCCTATGTTTTTAACAAATCTTGTAGCGCTCTTCGAATGAGTAACTCTAAGTTTAAAAAATTTGTTTTTTTGCAATTTCATATTTTTTACTTCATAAATATTGCATTTAATATCAAACTTTTTAAGTAGAGACTTAACTTGATGTAGGAACTCTTCACTTGGAGATGCTATTCCTAATTCTAGTCTTTTACTGTTTTCGCCTTTTTTACAAATACTAACCCATCCATCTCCAGCAAAAAGTCTATTTATTAAAATTGAAACAGATTTTTTATTCCAACTAAAAACTTCTTTAGGTAAAAGTTTAAATTCAGTTTTTTTATTTGCTATTTCTTTCGTTTCACACCACTCCATTATCGGATTCTTTAAACTTGTCCCATGCTTTTGATGCGGAAAATAATCATATCCGTTAAATTTTATAGACTTTCTTACCGATAATTCTGGAAATACATTATTTATTGATTCTTCAAATTCGCCTAAATAATTAATATTATTATTTGTAAACTTAACTTGCTTACCTGTGCTTCCATCTGTAATTAAGTATGCAAGTATCTTTATTTCATCTTCATTGGCAATCACATCACCAAATCCAAAATTAGCATCAATAATTTCATCACCTCTTTGAAGATCTTTAGCTTTAACCCAACCTTTGTTTTTTACATAAAATGGGTGATTCTCTCCAGTCTCAAAATTTCTTGTATCCTGGAGTTTAAATTTTACACACTGTCTATCACCACTACACCAAGCGTCATAAACTGTATCAACCTCAACTTCATTAGAAATTAAATTATAAGAGTACACTTCATCTCCAAATTTAAAATCCTTAATTGCCTTTGGCCCATCTGGTGTATCTACATAAGTATCCCCAGGCAGGCATTGTCTAGATTTAAGTATTATTGAATTTTGGTTTTTATGAAATACATCTACACACCTTTCTTGGTATTCAAAGCACTTCATTTTTCTGATGCTTTTTGCCACTGCATCAAAAACATAACCATAATTATTAAGGAAATATACAGGGCTTTTGGCGCATTTTATACGCTCTTGCAATATTTGTTGTGCTGTCATTAATTATAAGCTTTCTTTGATAAATAGCTTACAATTATTTATTTTCTATTAAAGACCTATGTATATGGTAGTGTCTGCACCAGGCTTAACGTCAATAGTTTCAGAAATAAATATTACATTTGTTGCATTATTCCTAGTATATAATTGGTACTTTCCATAAGTATCTGCAGACCAAGAAAATGTAAATATACCCCTGTTGCTATCTGTTAGTGAGTAAGAAATGCTTCCGCCCGAATAAATTGCACTATCAGCATAAAGAGCATAGTCAAACGTTGCTCCAGTGACAGGATGATTGTCTACATCTAAAGACAAAACCTGTTCATAAACCATTTCTCCAATATCTGCATTCATATATATAAATATTTTCTAATTATTTATTAATATTGTTTTTATTAAAATATTTATAAAATCCTATTTCAATTCCCAATCACTAGGCAGTTGATTAATGATTCTGTATACTTCTTTTTCTTCATCATTCATTTCTTCCCAAGACAATGGATAAAAACGAAAGTAGACAACTGATACTAATATAAATAACCACCCTGAAAGAAACGGCAAAAACGCATATTTATTAAAACCTAATAATGTTAAAGCGACTGTAATAGCAAAAGAAATAAAAACAATTACAGCTGATGGTTGTAATTTATTTTTTTTACTATAACTTCTAAATAAATTAACCCAACTTCTTCTAAATTTTTTCACTTTTGGACTATAAGATTTTTTTAATTTTTCTATATTCATAATTATTGATTTTTATTTTTTGTTACAAAAACAAAATTGCCATTATAACAACATTCATTATTTACCCAATTATCAATTAAACAATACATAAACGGCTTTGGGCTTGGAAGCATTATATAATAAATATGTATTTAAAAATTAAATTACCATGCAGTTATTATTACTATTCCATCACCTCCATCGCCCCCATCGCCACCTAGGTTTGTCCCAGAGTTATTTGCACCACCTCCGCCACCGCCTGAACCAAATGACCCATCTCCACCACGACCTCCTCTAGCTGACTGACTCGAACCCCCTCCAGCTCCACCCGTAGAAAAGAATGGATATCTATTGTTCACAGAACCGCTTGGTCTCATTGGCTGAAAACCACTACCGCCTTCTCCGCCTACAGCTGCAGTACTATTTGTTCCTCCAGAAATTGTTGGGATGAAACCAGCCCCTGTAATATTTCCCGTTATATCACTAGAACCACCTAGTGTAAAACCAGCCCCTCCTAAACCAGGTGTACAAAGCCTGTCTATTGTATAAGACGCCATAGTTGTACCCCCTACACCAGCTGCTGTACCCGCAACACCAACGATAGTCTGAATAATACCTAAAGTGCTTAAATAAAAGTTTGTTTGAGAAAAAACAGCACCTGCAGTCCCTGCCGTACCACCTCCACCTGCAGCGCCCGCAGCTCCTGCCCCTGCAGTTCCAGATCCACTAGCTAATAAAATATTACCCGAAGTCGTATTAGGCTGTATTGATACATAAGATATACCTCCTGCTCCAGCAGCAACAACAACCGAATTTGTTCCACCCGCTCCGCCATTAGCAACCTTTATGTATAATCTATCAGGAAGAAGACATGCTAAAAAACTACCTCTTGTGTTTGCGGCTGATCCGCCACCTCCGCCACCACGAGCTCCATTTGATAAGACGCCGAATCCAGCACCTCCACCACCACCTCCGCCAATAGCTAAGATGTTAACGAATTTACAATTTTTTGGTTTTTCCCAAATCTGCCAATCATTGGTAGAAGTTGAACCTGAAGATGTGCAGAAAAAAACCTGATTAAGTATACTATTATCTGATATGTTAAAAATGTCCATATTGTCTAATTATTACCAAGCTGTTATTATTACAATTCCATCACCGCCGTCACCACCACGACCACCAAGCCCTGTAAATCCAGCGCCTCCGCCTCCGCCGCCACAACCATAAGCTCCTTTTCCGCCATTTCCACCTTGTCCAGCAGATGAACCCAATCCACCTGCTCCACCTGTCAATAAAATAGGCGATGATACAACATTATTAAAAGAAGGATATATCGTTTGAAACCCATTACTTCCTTGAGACTCAGTTATTGTTGTACCACCCGAAATTGTAGGTATAGCTCCAAGTCCAGTAATATTACCACCTGCTAGTCCAGCGGCACCAGTTGCCCCACCACCAGAGGCGCCGCCTGTTACAATTAAACTGACTACAACTGGTACACCTGCGCCCCCTGCAGAACCAGCCGTACCAGCTGTACCTATTGTAGCTTGGAATAAACCTAAATAATTTAATACACCATTCGCTTGAGTAAAAGCAGTGCCCGCAGATCCACCTGTCCCAATTGTAGCTCCGAAACCCGCTGCGGCATTTCCGCTTCTAAGAAATGTACAAGCAACTATCGTTGTGGTTGGCTCAAAGGTAACATAAGATAAACCGCCAGCAGTTCCATTTGCGGCAGAAGCGCCCCCTAAACCGCCATTTCCAACTTGTATACAAAGCATTGACGGTAAAAGGTTGGCATTATAAAACCCTCTTACAACTCCCGAAGCACCTCCGCCTCCGCCACCTGCTCGGTTTGTTGCAGTGGCACCCACAGAGCCTCCGCCGCCACCACCGCCTCCGCCAATGACAAGAATGTTTACAAATTTACAATTGGCAGGTTTTTGCCAAATTTGCCAATTGGTAGAACCATTGGGAGTAAAAACCCATTGTATTTTATTTGAATCAGGAAAGTGAAATACGTCCATATTATTTTTTACCAAACAGTTATAATTATTATTCCATCACCGCCGTTACCACCAGCTCCACCAGCAGTTCCTCCAGCGCCACCGCCACCACCACCAGAACCAAAAGAACCATTACCTCCAGCTCCACCTGTTTGTCCAGCGGCGCCATTTGCTCCACCGCCACCACCAGCGGTTGTTAAAAAAGGAAATGTTAAATTAGATGAATTCAAAGATGGTATAAATGAGGCGACTCCGTTTTGGGCTGCATTATTTACAGCGCCTGCAGTTCCTCCAGTAATTATCGGTGTCACTGTTGTTGCAGCAACTTGACCTCCTGCGCCATTAGCATTTGCAGTCGAGGATCCTCCGCCCCCAGGACCACCACTATTATTAATAGATGCTATAGTAATTGAGGTTCCACCCCCACCAGTGTTGGCGCCACCAGCAGCACCAGCTTGACCAGCTGTTGTGTTTATAATACCCAAATAACTTTGGAATCCTGCAGATTGAGCAAAGACAGTACCAGCGCTACCCCCTGCTCCAGCAGCAGTACCAGGTGACGCCGCAATAGCACCACTAGCCAAAACCACGTTTGGGGTTTGAATGTCTGGCCTTGTAGATACATAAGATAATGCGCCTGAAGAACCATTTGATCCAGATGTTCCTCCAAGACCACCTTTACCAACACGGATATATAAAATATCAGGTAACATATTTGATGGGAATATACCTTTTGTGATGGCGGATGATCCACCGCCACCGCCTCCTGTTCTAGCTAAACCAGCTCCACTTTGGCCACCACCGCCACCTGCGCCACCGCCTACAACATAAAACGCAACAAATTTGGCATATTTAGGTTTTTGCCAAATCTGCCAATCATTTGTAGATGTTGCTCCAGATGATGTGGAATAAAAAACCCAATTGTTTAATTCAGGCCTCGGTATATGTAAAACATCTAACATATATGCTTAATATTTACCGCCAATTACTGTTGCACGATAACCTCCTACAACAGGAGTTCCTAATGTTACATATATTGCATAACCTGGAGGTAATGCAAAGTTTAGAGGCAATTCATAAACTGGTAATGCCGATGAAACAACACCTGTTGTTGCAGGTAAAGAAAGCTCATCAAAAAATACATTATTTGTAGCAACTGATGTTGTAGATCCATTATTAATCCAAACTCTTGCTACAGTTGCAACGTTTGTAACACCACTGTTATTCATTGGTTTAAACCTTATTCTTTGCACGTACCCACCATTTGTTGAATCGGCGCTATACGCTAAATAAGATGTACCTGATGTTAAATCAGTTGAAGCGCTAGCTCCTGACATAATGTTTGTCCATTGAATGTCTCCTAGCCTTGTGTAAATTGGAAAGTTATTTGCTGGCATAATTTTAAATTTTTATTTGTTATTTTATTATTTATTTAAGTTAAATAGTTTCCTATTGATTGGGCGAAACCTATCCCGTATGGATAAAAAGTCTGAGAAGGAGCAGTAGAATATTCTATGTTCCCAGTTGTTGAATTTCTAGTTAATATTTCAGTGTTATTATTGTTATTTGTTGGTGTTGATGTTATAGCGAGAGTTGCTGCGCTTACTGTACCTGATGCTTTAACACTTGTTAATCCTGTCAAATTTGAACTCCAATTTGACTTTCCATCTAATGTTTGTGAAACTAAAACTTTGTCGACACCTTCTGTACCATCCAATAATTGTACTGAATATGATGGTGATGATCCGTATCCTACATTCGCTGCAAACTTACCGCCTATACCCTCGACTACAGTGCCAAATTCATCGACCATACCCGCAGAGCCTATCACACCGATTGATAAGCTGATAAATTCTCCGCCAGCGACAGAACCCTCACCTCTAACGCCATAACTAGGCAATCCACCGCCATAAATTGGCGCAATAAACAGCCCTCCTTGAACACCGACATATTGACCATAACCATAAACTCCAACCCCATATTGTGCAGCCGACTGAAACCCTTTTATTGCTGAAGCTACTTCATATGGTTGAGGACTTGTTGACCCTGTTGATGTTCCTATTGATACTAATTTATCATACTCAAATGTCGCAACAGATGTTGTGCCAATCCCAACCCTACCAATGCTGTCAATAATAAACTGAGTTGTGTCAGGGTTTGATGAATCTTCAACAACAAACGAATTTCCGCTACCGCCTTGAGTAACTCTTAGCATATCAGTAGAAGTGTTTCCGCTAATCCAATTAACACCTGTTCCGCCAGTAACAACCAACCTATTTATATTAGCAGTTGTAGCATACAGCGTATTACCGCTTAAATTACCCTCAGTTGTTATATTATCTATTATTAAACTCATATCTTATAAATTTTAAGATTGTCCTATTCCTATTGTCATCCAGTCAACACTTTCTGTAAAAGTTGTATTGGCGTTTGTATTTATAACAAAACCTGTTGTAGATTTTGATTCATATGTAAATGTTCTATTTACAGCACCAGTAATATTTATTGCATAGTTTGTGTTTGGATAAGCATCTGTAAATGTTACTGTGTATTTTTTAGGATTTCCCGCAAAAGAACTACCTAGTACCACACCTGCTTTTGTAGTAAGACCTATTGTTGCAACAGATGTTGTTCCATCTACTCTAGTACTTGTTAGTGTGTTCGCAGAATATGTTGTTGCAGTGAATGCACTTGTATAACTTGGGTCATTTGTCCCTACCGCAATTGGGTTTCCTACTACCGCAGGAGCAACACTCACTTTAACAAGACCTCTTGTTGATGTGGTCGCACTACTAATCCAATCATCTAACCTTCCACTAACATCAGCATATGGTATTGCATTGGCAGAAGGAGTTACTGTTCCAACTGGATCGGCACCACCAAACTGATGTCTAGTTGCGTGAGCTGAAACGTCCACTCCGTCAACAGTGCTAACATTTGTTATGTTATTACCACCCATGTCCAAGTCTCCAGACATCGCTCTTCCTCCAGACACAAGAAGGTATTGAGTGTGGTCATCAGCTCCCAATCCTAGTAGGTTTCCGTGCACAGAAGAAGCGTTTATTCCTCCAGCTTTAAAACCAATAACAGGTCTAATATCTTCTACTTCTGTAATACCTGTTGTTCCTTGTTTAATATAAATATTTGCAAGCTGAGAAACGGAATCTGAAAAAAATGATGGTGGTGTAGGTAATAAAGCATCTTCAGCTTGAACTAGTGTAGAATATTCATTTTGACCTAAAACTAATAAATATTTTTCATAAATACTATCGCCAACAACATATAAAGTATGTTTTGTGTAGTATCCAGAAGTTAAAGCAGACAAAGAACCATTGCCATCATAAGACGTACTATTAACTATTGTTGTCGCAGAAGTATTCCAACCACCAAGACCATCTCTATAATATTCTATGAAAGATACTTGTGTTCCACCTGTTGGCATATATTCACTAGTTGAATAATAATATTCTCCAGAAGTTACATCTATTTTAAATGGTGCTGTATTTTCAGTAACAACTGAACCTGTTGAATATATAGGCCCCAAAGCTGCTCTAAATAAATTACCAAACCTATTTGAAGTGTGGTCCGAATAGAAAGGGCTTAAATCTATAAATGAAACTCCTACAGAATCCGTAACAACTCTACCTAATACAATGTTGAATACAGAATTTGGTCTTGTTCCTGAGCTAGATAAAATAGTATTTTCATTTATATAAATGTATTTATTCTCGTTTGCACCTAGAGTAATTTGAGAATCAACCCAATCAATTCTAGAAATAACGTTAGGTGTTAAAGTTTTCGCTAAATAACCGAAACCAGCAGCTGTACTCACCGTAAAACCACTTATAGTTGTAATTTCTCCACCTTCCATAACACCCATTGTTGATCCCTCAAAAAGTAGGGTTGTAAAATCAGTGTGTGTTCCATCCTCAAATGTAACTGATGCTTTTCGTGTAATATCTAATTCACCATCATCTATATCTAGGAATGACCAATATATATCTGTACTATTTGTAAAAATTTTTTCGTGACTAGAGCTACCAGCAAAAGTACCAAAAGTTCCAACTCTTTCAACATATAAATCCCACTCACCATTTACAATACTAGCATTATCAACATCAAATCTAACAGGGTCACCAATATTAGGGTTTCTAATACCATAAGTGAATCCATCAACTGTTATTGTTGATGCATTTAACTCCGCAGCATCTTGTATATAGAATGCTGTACTACCAGATACACCATTACTTGCATTATCACCAACAAATATACTTAAAGTGGCACCACTACCAGTTGCATAATTACAATATGTGATACCAGTACCCAATGGGAAGTTATAGTAGTTTTCCATATTGGCAAGTGCTAAATAACCATTATTACCTATAACCTTTGTACCATATGTATATTCACCATTAAAATCTAAATATTCACCATAAAACTTCGTATCTTGTGTATCTGACTCAATCCAAATATTTGTGTCACAATCATAAAAAGATAATTTATGTGCTTGACCAAAGTCTCCGATATCATAACAATATATTCCAGCATATCCTAAACCAGCACCAGATAATGATAAAAATGAAATCTCATTATTTATACCTAATTTAATTATATGTTGAGATGAACTGTTTGGTAATATTTGAGTGGTTTGAATATTACTACCAATAATACTCACATAAGGAGTTGAGGTCAAATCAATTTCATCTTCAGCAAATTGTCCAGGACCAACCTGAATTACATATCTACTATTTACTGACGTTGTGGCACTAGCCGCTAAATAGTCAACAGCATCTTTAATTGACGTGAAGTCACCACCCTTTTTAGCTACAACTATTTCTCTTGGGTCTGTACCCACTTCATATAAAGGAGCATTAATATTAATGTTTGTCTTTAAGAAACTATCCGCCCCTTGAATCTTACCTGTAGCACCTGAGTGAATTATATCTATATCTCTCGTGCAATTTTCAAAATTAAGAGCAATTGCATCAATACTTGGAGCAGATCCAGTTTGAGGCGCATAAATACCCGTTTGCCATCTTTGAAAATTAACACCTGTTAATCTTAATGATGCTCCGTTTTCAACCCAAAACCCAACTCCTTCAGCTGCACCAGTGGCTTTTGTTAATAAACATCCATTTACAATAAACACACAACTAGGTTGATCAGCTTTAGCAAACACCAACCCAGAAGTTGTTGTAACTCCACCATTTGTTGAAGTTACGTTACGCAATTGCATTCTACCGATACCAGAGCCATCATTTGTACAATAAAAACCTAGTGTAAATGGATATCCACCATACTTAACGTTAGAACATTGCATAATACAATTTCCATCAGCGGTACCTACAACTTTAGCATGAGTATAATTTGCTCCAAATCTAACATTTTCTACATAGAAAATAGCATTTAATTGCGGAGTGGTTGGAGAAGAGTAATATACAGCGGCAACATTTGTTCCTGTACAACCTTGAATTTGTACATTATTAACCATAGATTGATCCGCTCCAATAATCAAAGATGCATTTGGATTGTTGGCTTGTATTATAGTATTTGTAGAACTTTCACCAATAACATCCACGTAAGACTTCATCGTTATAGTATCTTCATAGAAAACACCAGGACCAACCATAACAACATAAGTATTTGCAGATGTGGCACCAGTAATACTATCTACTGCTGATTTAATCGAGGTGAAATCTGCACTACCTCCACTTAATCCTACAGTTACTAAATTTGGAATATAATTAACACTTGAGTAAGACCTAGTATAAAAATCGCCATTACCATTAACAACAACAAAATTATTTAATGAATTATCTGCTGTTTGTGTTTTTATAGTAAAAGAGTTTCCTGTTATTGTAGTTGCGGATAAACTACTTGCGCTCAAACTTCCATTTACTGTCAAACTATTCGCACTCAAACTTCCATTAATAGTCAATCCTGTCATTGTGTTAATTAACACGTTTAAATCAGGTTGAGCTTGGTTTTGCTTTATAGTTAATATATTTGCATTATTATAAGTAAATCCTGTTACATAATAATCTGGTATGCCTGTTAAATTTGAGCCATTACCATATAATGTTGTTGCTGAAAGAGAGCCATTAATAGTCAGCCCTGTCATTGTGTTAATTGACACACTTAAATCAGGTTGACCTTGGTTTTGTTTTATAGTTAATGCGTTTGAATTGTTATAAGTGAATCCTGTTACATATGTATCTACTCCAGTAGCAGCAC